ATCCTTCAAGGAAAAACAAAAAGCGAGTACAGCGGCTGCTCTCAGAAATCTCTATCGAGCAGCTCCTCCCATTGGGAAAGTTCCTGCTCACCGATAGGGACTTGTTCTCCTTTCCTGAGATCTGGGATGGACTCACCACTCCCCTACCTCGATTGAGTAATTGTACCATTCGACAATTTTCCGTGGCGGACATGCTTTTTTACCAATACAGCAAGAAGCGTGAGGAATTGTATGCACGCCAGCTGGTGGCAAGTCTCTACTGCTGGGGCGCAAGTGAGTTTGACCCCTTGCTACTCCCTAAGATTGCGGAGGTAACCGATAGCATTTCCCCTGGCACGCGGGCTGCGATTGTTTTTGCCTATCGATGTACCAGGGAGTACATCATAGAGCGATATCCTGCTGTATTTCCTAAATCCTCTTATAGGGAGGATACTCCTATATTCAGGCGGCAGGGGGATTATACCCCCTTCTCCAAGGTAATAGCGGCCATGGCGATGGACAGCACCCAACCCTTGGGCAATTGGCATGAGTGCAGCGCGACGCGTTTGTACGACTTTTTAGAAATATTGAACGAATCTATTCTCAGAAGTAAGCGCACATGAGAGATCTCTTTGTAACAGATACATTCGAACTGGACTTGAGCCGAATATCTATCTCCTATCAGGAAGAAAATCCGCGGTTCAAGGATACTTTCTTTACTCAATTCTCCCTCCCTTTTGAGTTCTATATGAATGCAGATCTGAGGGTCAAGATGGGTAATTATACGGCTATCAATGCCCTGCGGCTAAAGAAGAAGCATGAGGGCTACCATGTGATGGATGGAAGAGCCAGAAAGGGAACTTTGGAAATTCTATCCGTAGAAGGAGAACTGGTACAGGCGCAAATAGAATCAGGCTTCGAGCAGCTGCCAAATTTTGAAAAGAAGCTATGTGACTTACCGCTGGCCAAGGTAGCTGTAGACAATATCTATGAGCATGCCAGTGTAGTCTGTAGGAAGAGATACCCCGAGGTAGATTATAATTTTCCTCGTGTAGTTTATAACAAGGATAACAGCCAGAGCGGCTGGGAAGCATTCGAAGGATTCTTGAACCACACTCGTAATGGGGCTTTTATCAATAATAGCGAGGATTCTGGCAACAGGGTAGTCCGCAATATCATTCACCCTATGCCTTACCTACTCTATGTCCTCAAGAAAGGTTTTGCCGATGCGGGATATACACTTGCCGGAGATATTCTCACCGATGAGGACTTCCTCCAGCAGGTGATATACTCGGGAAAGGAATATTACAAGACTTCAGAGCAGCAAGAGGTCAATATGACCCCGCAAAGGGATAGCCTTACCCAGCAGCGCGAAGTGAGCGGAGTAGTATTTGGAAAGTACCAATCCGAGACTACCTTGGACAAGGTCGGAAAGTGGCGCTTGGTCTGTAACAATGCTCATATACTAACCCATGGAGAGCCATTTATCTATCGGGTAAGGCTGGATGGTGTGGTGATTCGTGAGGGGGCTATCAGTGAGCGCCAAAGTACCTTGAGCTTTACTCAGGTAATTGCCATCGAGACAGGGGGCTCCCATCAGCTCCGGTGTGAGTTCGAGGGGGCTTGGAATAGCCCCATTGAGCTATACCTGAATATCATTGCCCTGCATGACGCTCAGGGGAATGTGATTGAACAGGTGATTAACAACAATGAGGTAGACCTCAAGCGGGCTGTCCCTGATATTACCTTCGGAGACTTGGTCAAGACTATTAAGAACTGGAAGAATTACGATCTGGAGATTCAGGGGGACAAGATATTTATGAATCGTATCCACACGGAGAATCGCCTACAGATGAAGGACTTTCGTCCCTTTGCCATCAAGGATCCTAAGAAGACACTCACTACCAAGGAATCTTACCTTATTAAGTTTCCTGATATGGACGAGGCTAAGTTCAACTATCCTGCGGTACTGATCGACGAAAATGGCATGCAACTCTCACAAGGGGAACAACAGGGGAGCTCTCAGGTAAATATTGAGGGGTATTGTCTTCCGAAAGTTCTTTACAGGGGAGAGCATTCCTGTATTCCACGAAAGAACGGGGCTAATGTATTAGGGCTTATCTGGTACGATGGCTTGCGGTATGGCAACAAGAATGAGGGCGAGACCAGAGAGGAACTCCTGCCCCCAAAGGTGACCAAGTACTGGGAAGAATGGTACAAAATGCGCTTATCCTCCTATGAGCTCTCATGGAGCTTTATAGCCAATAAGAATCAGATACGGGAGTTTGCTCTAAGGGATACGCTGTATGTGTATGGCCAGCGTTTTTTTATCAAGTCCATCACCAAGAACACCCTTAGCCGCGAATGCTACCAAGTAGAAATCACTCTAATCAATGTATAATGGAAAGGGAAAAAGAAATAGGGAAAAAAGCTGCTATCTTGCTCAGGGGCAGTTTACAAGGGGAAGTCTCTACCCGCTTTGGTGGTCATCTCTCAGGAGGGAAAGCGTCCCTACAGGCTGCTACCGCAGTAGCGCGCATGCGCTATTCCAAGCGGGCTGATGGCACTAAGCAGGCGTACCTCAAGGGAATTGCTATCAAGATGCCACGGCATGGATTTATCCAACATTACGGGATAGAAGCCTCCCGCGTAAGGGCTGGAGGCACCCGCACCCGTGAGAAGCCCAAGCAAACGACCTACTTTTTCAGGGCTCACTTATATTCTAAAGGAATGAAGGAAAAACCTTTTATTGATCAGGCAATAGAAGCCAGCGAGGCTGTCGCCTACTTGGCTGAGGAACTCCCTAAGCAGCGCGGAGAAGAACTCCTTATCTTTATCAAACAACAATTAGAAAAACAATAATATGGCACGTAAATATATCGCAAGAAGTTATCATATATGGTACCCCTTTAATGAAGAAAAACCCACAGTTGCTAATTTCGAAAAAGAAGAAGAGATCATGGAGTGGGACTTCTCTCAGAACCCTATCTACAAGACTTGGAAATCAGGAGAGCCTATCCCTAATAATGACCGAATGTCTGTTATATTTCCTGAACTCTTCCTCCTTCCTGAGTTCAAGGGATACTCAGGCAAAACAGAGTTATTTGTCCCTTGGGAAGAATACCTAAAGAAAAGAAAAGCAGAGGAAAAATACCAACCCAGCAAGAAAACCAATAAGACACAAAAAAAATGGGTAAAAGGAAATGGAGTTTTAGATCATTGGGAATTTAAAGATGTACCTGTCTATGAGCCCCTAAGTGATGATGAAATATACCAAGAGTGGAAAAGATATGCGGAAGAGTGGGAAAAAGATAAATATATCTTTAGCATCTCTATTACCCCCAATGAATTTGTGGAGATATATGCCGGAAATCAGGACCTAAGAAATATAAAACCCTCTTACTTCGATCGTATTCTTTATGCAGGGACAAGGCGGATCCGTGGGCGTGGATTAGAATATTTGCTGCGGTATAAGAACTTCTCCCAGCTCCCACAGGGAGAGACAAAGCTCACCCTTACCTTTACAGCTTATGCTGTTAATAATGGAAACAACATAGAGTTGGAGAAAAGGGAGGTGCCCATTACCTTAAAGCGAGAAGGTATCGGAGGAGGAAGCGGAAGCGGAAGCGGGGGAGGTTCTAAGGATACCTATACACAACCGGTGGTAAATATGACCCTGAACAATGCCACTCGGGAACTCTTTGTCGAACCGATGGCGGAGACTGGTGAACTATTACAGGTAGCTCACTTTATACGTAATATCAATAGTTTTTTGGTTCTACACCAAAAGTTCGGAGGGGTAGTGCATGATAGCGAGGGTGCCTCTCATTGGCAAAGGCTATATACTTTTGAAAATGATGGTCTCTTCAAGGTAGAAGTAGATAACGATGATCTGTGGGCATGGGCTAAGTTCTCTCTATCGGAGAACTACAAGCGTACAGGGGTAGTTCAGGGCTTCGACTTTAGCCATGATCAGGTGATCGTCAAGGAGGATAACTGGCTTTTTCAGAGGGCATTCTCCATAAGGCTGAATGTTATTAATGACCTTACTTCTTTTTCATTCGACAAAAAACACTATGAAGCGACTTTATATCGCGAGAAAAGGGAAAGGTATGAGGGCTCTTTTCGTATCAACAATGCCAATAGGCTTACCTATACGATCACCCCTTCGGCTGGGTTGGAGATCGTGGAAGTGAAGCACAATGGAGAACCCTTTGTTTTGGTTAAGTTCCGCTCCAAGAGTGCTGAGACTTTCCCTCTGGGGCTTCAGGAGGAATATATTACGGTCAAGAGCAATAGGGACTCCACACAAATTGTTACGGTAGACCTCACCATCAAGACTAATCTTGATTTCGATCAGAAGGATATATACTTCTGTCTGGACAAGGATATCCTTACAATAGCACAGACGAATGAAAATTCGGAATTTGCTCGGGCTAAGGTGGTGATGAATTTCTCAGGATATGGCCGAAGGGTGACCACCACTCAGGAGTATGAGTATGTGTTCTTTAACAACATGGCCAAGATTGACCTTGGGGAAGAAATTCAGGATTTCTTCGAAAACTTGCCTGATCTGAAAAGGCTATATATCAATAACGAAAACACGGCGCTCCCTGTGGAGGTGATGAAAGCTACTGAGGTAAATGTTACGATTGTGGAAACAAACTTCAAGGGGGAGGAGTTCAAGACTCACAAGCTATCTTCCTTGCGATACCTCCCTGGTAGGACACCTCTCTCCTACCCTTACCTGACTAATGTAGGGTTACGCTCTACCTATACCGATTCGCTAATCTCGGTAAGTGCTATTACTAAGGCTTTTAAGAGGAACGACCTTGGGAAAATTGCTTCTAATAGCGTTGATTCTTCTGGATTGGTGGACGATTACGGGGTGGCCAATCTTTGTTTTTATCGAAAAAATGCCAATCGCTTTTTCGGAAAGAATACTATTATCAAGAAGAGCACACTTTCCTTGGAACCTAAGCCTGAGCCTAATGGGGAGCCTATTACGGTTCTTTTCCAAAATCAAAACCTTTGCCCTGATTGGTTCTCTTTTTCTGGAGAAGAAGAACTGCAAATCAATTATGAGAATACCATCTCACAGCACGCCGAGAAGGACGAAGAGTTCAAGGCGTTGGTCAAGGAAAAGAGAACTTTCAAGCTCAACACAGGGTGGATATTCCCCGAGGAGGTGGAGCTGTTATGGGAGCTTATCAAGTCCCCTCAGTGCTTTATTAAGGCTAATGATACGGATTGGGTCAAGGTGATTCCTATCTCTCAGAAGCCTCTATCCTATGATAACACACGGAACCTACACAGCTATGTAGTAGAGTTCCAGAGAGCATCCAATAACTAAATGATGATAAGATGGAGTTAGTGAAATTCGACAAAGAGGGTACTTACCCTCGTATCTCAGCTTCGCATATTGATGAGAGCATAGAGCTTACCCCTGCCGAGCAGGAGATCAAGGCGCGACTTAGGCATATTCACGCCCTTAGGATGACTAATAAGTATTCCAAGTATCAAGCCATACAGATACACATGCGGGAGATGAAGGTGAGCCAAGCCACTGCCTATAGGGATTACAATTGGGCGATGCAGATCTTTGGGGAGTTGGACAAAGTGGATGTACAGGCGGAGCGCATGATCTTAGCGGAGTGCTACTGGCAGCTCTACCTAAAGGCTCTCAAAAAGGGTGATCTGGAGCAGGAGCGTAAGGCGCTGGATTCGTATAAGTCGCTGTTCAACTTCGATAAGGAGGAGAAAGAGATTAACTTTGAGAAGATCTCCGCTCATGAGTACCATATCAAGATGAGCCGCAAGGGTATGCGTATGCTTAGAGAGGCTATCGGTACAGGGGTGGTGGACTTCAACGAACTACCCGCTGAGGAGATAGACTATGAAGAGAGTGAAGAATGAAAAGTGAAAAGTGAA